TTGTTATCCTTTTACTTTTCCACCTTCCCATTTCATTTCCGGCAATCCGTTTTCGTAGCTCTTGCCATCATAGGTCAGCACTTGTTTTCTGTTAGCCCCTTTTTCATTATAGCTAACATGCACCCAGCCACCTGCTGGATCATTTTGGATTGTAGAATTCTAAAATTAATTGATCAAAATCTACATTGTTTTGTAACCAATACGCTACTTGAATGTTAGGCTACACCCGCTATTTCAAAATCTACCGCCTGCCCTTTTGCATGTTGGCTGGTTTTTTTTGATCCAATCGCCTCGCAAAGCGCTTCTGAACGGTACCCTGATGTAATTGTTACAGGTTTGTCAAACTTTGCACGAACTGGTTCTAAAATTTNGTAACAAACGTTTTCTAAATTTTTTATATCACCGGCTCCTGGAGAATTATCTATTCCTTTTCGTAGTCGCGGTCATTGACTTAGTCATTTCTTCTAATTTAAAATAGTTTTGTATAGTTGCATGATTTTATTTTTATGTTGGTGAGTTAGTTAATAGCATAAAGATCATATTAGCCATACCCATAATTAACATACCCGCTGAAACTAATACAATTTTTTCTAACCTACTTATTTGGTTTTCTATTTTATTAATTTTATCATGAGTTTGCTTTTGCATAATTNTGCAAAGCTTTTCATGCTCTTCTATTTTTTGTAAAGCGTTTTTAGCCATTATACTCTTTTAGCAATTTCCTTTTCTGTCTCTGATAGTAAGGCATTCTCACTACGTGTCAAGCCCGTATTTGTATTACTTGCAAGCATTTTATTGTTAATTTTTGGTTGAGGTGTTTCAGGTAATGGTGGTGCTTGCACTTTAAAATCATTCGACAAAGGATTTAAAAGTTTGTTAACACCTTTTTTAATTACAGGAGAAAATTTTCTTAAAGTTGATTTAATAAATCCTTCATCTCTTATTGGATCACCGTTGTCATTTAAAATCATATTACCTTTTTTATCTAATACGTAATCAAATTTTTCTGGATCGTATTCATTACCTTTTTCAAAAAAATCTTTGTCTTCGTATTCATCCATAATATCTTCTAGTTCGTCTTCTGGAAAAACAAAATCTTCATTAAGTCTATATTTAAATTTGCCATACATTTTATCTAATTCATTTTCAATAGTTTCTACTTTAGTTTCAAATCTTTTTTCAGAAAATTGAACAGGAGTAAATTCACCATCCATTAATGTTTTAACTAATTTTTTACTTGCACCTGAAACTCTCATTATATCTTCAATATCATTTTCACTTAAGTCTAAAAGTTTTAAATCTTGTATTCTAATAAACATATCTTTTTGTATTCTAAATGCTTCTTCTTGCATTTTTTCAAATGTTTTAATCATATCTCCTGGTGTATTATTTTGATAGTTGTCTACATTATAAAATTCTTCATTTTCATCAACAGCTCTTAATAATCTTCCCATTTCAGATGTAAAATATCTTAAGTCTTTTTTTACATCAATACGAATAATTCTAGTACCTGCAAACAATGCAAGCAATTCGTCTTTTAAATTTAAAGGTTTACCACCTCTAGTTAAATCTTTTCCAATAGCACCTTCAATTTTATCTGCACTTACAAATACACCTGGTTTTACACCATCTAATATGTATGCAAAAGATTTTGCAAACTTATCTCCAATACTATCTGATGCAGAATAAACTGTACCACCTTGATCTTTTTTACCGTTTCTTACAGTTACATCTAACACTCTGTCATAACCAATAGGTTCAGTTATAAATGGTGATAAGAAAGTCATTACTGGTCCATCTTCAGCAAACATAACACTCATTACATAGTCATCTGTTTGTTGTGGATTTAAATTTTGTTTATTAGCTTGGTTAATAGCTGCTTCTAATGGTGCCCATAAACTATCATATGGTGAAAAGTATGAAAAATTAATGGCCGCAGACTCTCCATCTTTCCAACCTTTAATTGCTAAAAGATTAGAGTTTTTATCCCATGGTGCAGCTGACGAACGTTTGTATGCATCCCACTGTGCATCAGTAGAATTAGTTAAGAACTGAGCAAGTTGTACTAATCCAGTTCCTGTTGCATAACTTGTTAAAAAAGCACCTTGTAATCTTCTTATACCCATCTGTCTTATTGCGGGGTTTTTACTAGAAGCTTCTTTTAATCCTATAGCCATAACATTTGTTCCTGTTCTAAGTATTTCTGCAGGAAACGATATAAAAGCACCTAGTGGTAATTTTCTTAAAGCTTGTATTGCTGGTGGTACTTTAGAATATGTTAGGATAAGTATTTCTAACTAAGTATGCAGATGCTTCATCAATAGCATCGTCAAATGTTTTTATTTGTCCTGTAATAGGATTTATAGGTACAAATTCTTCACCCATATCTTTGTACCATTGTTTCATGTCATCTAAATTTTTTACTGCTCTATGTAATTGTGATCTAGAAAATTCAAATCCAAAGTGTTTCCATAAGTTATCACCACCTGCATATAGTCTTGCAACTTTATCTGTTGGTGCCATTTTAATAAGTTTATCAAATAATTTATCTGTAGTGTTTACAGTGTTGTTTTTTATTTGATTCATAATTGCTTTTAATTCTGAAGCTACGACGTTTTCATCCCATACACCAAGTCTAACTAATTTTTCTACATAATTATTAAACTCAACATCATTTATGTTTTTCTTTCCTGCTTCAAATATATCATCTAATACAATTTTCATTGCATTTGTAACACTAGCTCTACCACCAATGTGACCATTCATTAATGCAAAGAATGCAGCTGANNTTACGTTTCTAACTTGTGTTTGTGGTGAGTATAATGTTTTACCTATTTGTACTCCAACTTTACCTTGCATAATGTGTCTGTATATTGGAATAGCTATTAAGTTATCTAACGTTCCACCTACACCTTGAAACATTTGTACATACTCTGGTGATGTAAATAATTCTGTTAAGTCCGATTTCATATGTCTACCAAACCTAGGTATTTTTCTAATCATTTCTGGATTAGCAATACCAGCACCTATTGCTTCATCAGCAGATCTAAATAACCAACCATTTTTTAAACCTGATTGTGCTATGTAATCACCAGCTCTTTTGTTAGCCATAGCTGATATCATCTCTGCAGTTGTATAACTTACAGATGCTTTTAAATTTTTTTCTGGTCCTAATAATTTTTGTATAACATCAGGTAATTCTTCTCCTGTTTTTATCATTTTTACTTTACCTAATTTTAAAATGTCAGCTATATCTTTCATTTGTTTTAACGGATTTTTTCCTTCAGCTCTTGCTGTGTGTAATACAGAATTAATCATCATCTTACCATGTTCAAAATATCTAGCATCTAAATCATTTAAAAGAGCATGTCTGTTTTCAGCTATTTCTCTTAAACTTTTATTTTTTTTAATTACATTATCTACTACCCACTTTACTGAATTGTTAAATATTTTTTCATCTGGAACATAATTTGGATTTGTAAATGTAGAAAATGATTTAACTAAATAACTTCTTACTTTATTTAATTCTATGTTAGCTATTTCGTTTGTATACTTGTCTCCGTCTTTACCTTTTGGTAAAGATTTTTGAAACTCTTTCATTATGTTTTTTATTTCTAATTTTAAATCAGCAGCTAATGGCTGTAATTCTTCTGGTAAATCATTTTTTTTAAATTGATCTCTTAAAAAACTATCTACATCATCTAAATATTTTTTTAATAATGCAGGAGAAACTACATTTGAATTGTGTTGACTTTGAAAACCTTTAGCTAATTGATATGCTTTATTATCTAAAGCCTCAAGCGTTCTATCTATTTTTCTAGCTCTACCTTTAATATACAACATTACTTGCTCGTTAACACCTTCTATATCTTTTGGTGCTTTACCATATGATCTAAACCAAGATAATATATTATCCATTCTTTTTAAAACTCTGTCTGATTTATTAGGGGATGTTACAGAACTTAATCTCCATTTTTCAAAAGGCGGTAATTGATTTATTTTTTTAAACATATTCTTACCACTAAACGTAGATACAATTGCAGGTGCTAAAGCTTTTGTTAATGCAAAATCTGTAGCATTACGAACTAGTTTAGCGGCAAAAGGAGTTACGTATTTACCTACTGGATTTACAACACCAACATCAGGTAATCTTTTACTTACATCTTTTAAAGATAGACGTGAAGAACCTCCAAGATACGATATTGGTCTAAATACAGCTGTATTAACACCTTTAGCTCCAAACCTAGCAGTTTGTTTTATAAAAGGTGCAAGTCCATATTTATATCCTAGTTGTGCAGCTTTACCTACAATTGGAAAACCACCACCAACTAACATACCTTCTTGTCCATATTTAATTTTATTTCTAAATGATGCAGCTGCTCTTTCTTTACCTGTTAATCCTTCTGTAGATTCTGGTTCAAAGAAAAAAGATTGTCTACCAGGTTCTGAAGCTAAAAAATCTGTAGCACCTACAACAGTTATACCTTCAATAGCTCTTGCTGCAATCTTGCTTATTTTTCTTGTGTTTGCACCTTTAATGCCGTTTATAATTTTATTTATTTGACCAACAGTTTTAGTTGCTCTTAATACTTTTTGTATAACACCACCAGGTATTGCAAACTGTGTCATTAATCCAACAAGATCACCTCTCCATGTTTCAGGTCTATCAGGTTTTTTGTCAGGGTCTTTCATCATTTTGTCAAATTCTTCTAAAAATTCTGTACTAAAAAAATAATCAGAACCTGTAAATAATAATTCTTTAACACCCATTTCTAAATCATAAGCACCAGAATCTACACCTTTTGATATTTCGTCTATAATGGATATGTAATCTTTATGATCACCATCTTTTAATAAATCCATGGTATCAACTTTTTTATTATGTTTTTTAGACATGTAGCCATCTAACAATATTTTCATGTTAGGACTGCCTTTTAAAATAAATCTAGCTAAACTTTTATCTTCTTTCTGAAATGGATTAAAAGGTCTTAAATATTTTACAGGTTTTTTAGGTTCACCAATTCCTTCTAATGCTTTTAAAAATGATTTTTGAAAATCATTAAGAGTACGGTATTCACCTTCTACTGTTTTTGGTTCTGTATTGGCTGTATCTTTTTTGTATCGCTCTAAAGCAGTATCGGCCATTTTACGCCTCCGATGGTAATACTAAATTAACATTATATTTTTTGTTAAATTGATCTACGTCTTGTTGAGTTGCTATTGTTGCAAAATCTTCTAATGCTTCTGGACTAGCTGCAAGTAATTTTACAATATCATCATTTATTTCTTGTGGTAATCTAGCTCTTAATGTTGCATAATCTATTTTGTCTTCTGGTCCTTGGTCCATGGTTGCTGTTTCTTGCATCTCCATACCTGGAGCTTTCATAGTTAAAGTTTCAGTCATGGCTCCTGGCATAGAACCTTGTTGGTATCCTATTCGACCACCATCAGCATTCTCTTCTCTGTCAGGTACGTTTGCAAAAAATTCAGCATATTGTCTATACGCTTCTTTTAATAATTCAGGATCATTATCACCATCTGGATATTTTTCAATTTTTTGACCAGGATTATTAGGGTCATCTATCATTTCATTTTCTAGTCTTTTTACAATACTTTTTAATACATCTTCAGCAAATTCAGTTTGTTGCATTAATGATTTACCTACAGCATTTTCTTTAGATAAATAATCTAGTCTAGCTTGTTTTCTACTTAATTCATCTGTAACGTCTTCGCCACCATCTGCACGTTTTTTAAGTTCTATAATATCCAACATTGTTCTTTCAATATCATTAGCTATTTCTAATTTAGCATATGTTTTTCCACCACCTGTATTACCCGCAGCTTCTGCTGCAATGTCAATGTTTCCTTGTAATAATGTTTTAAATAAATCTGCTTCACCTGCTTGTTTACCTAATCTTTGTGCATCTACATCTTCATTTAAAGTTTTTAAAGGTCCTCTAGCTGCTGTTGCTGCTGTAGATAAAAATCCACCTCTTGGTGGTGTTGACATAAGATTTAAACCAAAGTCCATTAAAAATCTATTTAAGCCTTCGCCTTGTGGTCTTTGAAAATAAGGTTGGTAAGCTGATCTTATTGCTGGATCTTGTACTTGTTTAGATGTGTCTTGTAATATTTTAGCCATATCAAAATTCATACCATTTTGATAATTAACTCTTGGTGTATCTAACCCTGAAGTTATACCTTCATTGGTAGAGCCACCTCTTCTAAACATTGGTCGTCTTAATATTCTGTTCATTAGTTTAATTTTTAAATTGTACATCTACTTTAGAATAATCTACTTGTAGATATCCATTTGTTGCAATTGAAGAAGCCCATGGAACTTCTTGAGCCATTACACCTTCATAAGTTTTATCATCTCCTTTATATTTAAATGAATAAATATTTATTCCAGATGGAGATTTAGATGTTAATTTAATATCTGTTTTTAATCTTATATCAGATGCAACATTATTAGGTTCTCCTAACAAAGAGAAGTCTCTAGCACCTTGACCTAGTGCTCTAAAGATACCAGCTCCTGCTGTTCCTAATCCTACTGCTGTCTGTAACGGCGTAGGGTTTGGTATGTTAGTTGTTTGATATTGTGCAGGATAACCACCCATTAATCCAGTTACCTGACCAGCAAATCTATCCATTTGTTCTTGTGGCATGAATGCTGACATTCTATTTGCTTCTCTTGTTGCGTCTAGACCTGCTTGTGTTTGTGCCTGGTTCATTGCGCCCAACTGACCTAATGTAGAAATTCTGTCTGTTTGTAATCCAGGCACAGCACTCATCAGACCTAGCTGAGTTTTTAAATCTTGTCCTCTTTGAGCTTGTGCTTGATTGAAACCTTCTTGTAACATTCCAGCTTGTAGTAAAGCTCTATTTCTATCTGATCCTAATTGATATTCTGATTGCATAACACCTTCTCTACCGCCACCAAACGCACCTGATTGTACAGCTTGATCACTTATTTGCTGTCTATTGATTGCTGCGTTTCTATCAAACTCTGCAAGTGATGCTTCCATAACTTGCGATTGATAAGGCGACATGTATTGTTGTTGTTGCGTTGCGGACATTGGCCCAGTTAAATTTTGGGCTGCTGTTAAATATGGTTGAAAAGATCCTAGTCCTCCAGCTGTTGCTGCTGTAGTTGCTAGACCTTGTGCTTGTGTTTGTAATGCATCTAGACCTGCTACTTGTGGTGCAAGTCCTGCTAAACTATCTTGTCTAATATCAAACTGTTGACCAGCTTTTGTTCTGGCATCGAATTGTGCTTGTGATTCACCAGCTTGTTTTGTAAGTCCGGCAGTGCCTGGCGCTACTACTGGTATGGCCGTTTGGGCCGTAATCTGTGTTGCAAGATCTTTACCTATATCTTCTATAAACTGTGCGGGTAAATTTCTTACTGTTTCCGTAGCCATTACATTACTCCTTCTAATTTTTGTGATGTTTGAAACATTTCTCTAGCGCCATCTAAGCCTTGCGATTCTTCAGATACGTCACCTCCGGCTTCTAGGTTTTTCATCATGTTATACATAACTTCTGAGCCTTTGTCTATATCTCCTTCACCAGCATTTCTTACAGCTTCAGCTGTAAATACAAATTCATTTTTAGATAATCTTGCAGGTACATCATCTGCTTTTTCCATTCTACCTATTGGTACAAATCCACCATTAGCTCTATAATCTTTTTCCATTCCACCCATGTCTAACAAAGGCATAACTTCTTTAGCTACTGGTTCTGCTTTTCCACCTTTTAGCCATTAGTCTATATGGATTGCCTGATCTTTGCATAGCAAGATAAGGATCTCTTCTAATAGCAGTCTATATCTAAAACCTTCTCCTCTGTAATCTTCGTCTTCATCTTCGTCGTCAGGTTGTCCAAGTAATTTTGTTAATCCTACTGTTCCTAATCCATACAAAGCTCCTTTACCTAAACCTGTTAATCCACCAGATATATTAGCTAAACCTAATTTATTTGCAAAAGCTCCAAAAGGACTAAACGATGTACCACCAGCACCTATTTTTAAAAATGGATTAAAACTTCCTTTTCCAAAAAGACCACCTAATCCTCCCGCTGCATTAAGACCATATAATCCAGCACCTATTAACGCAGCTTTACCTACTTTACTTTTACTAATTTTTTTAAGAGTTTTTGTTACACCTTTAACAGCTTTTTTTGCTGCTTTTACAATACCACCAATTATATATCCTTGTCTTAATCCTGCAATACCACCTTCTGCCATGCCAGATAATGCTTGTGCTCTAAATTGTTCAAATGACATTGGTTCTAATCCTTGTTCTATCATTTCAAAAACATATTTTTCATATTCTTCTTCTAACATTGGATCGTTTGAAGCCATCATCATGTTTTCTTTAGGTTGTACATCACCTTGTAATCTTAATTCTGGTGCGCCAGCTTGTAATGATGTATCTCCACCACCCATAAAGTTAGCTCTTCCGCCTTGTGCTAAACCTAACGCTGCTTTTAATTCAGGATCTGCATCTACTAAAGAACTTGTTGTAGTTGTTAATTTTTCATAATTTTCTGCGTGTTTTGGATCTAATACAGTTTCTACTGTTTCTTGAGTAACTCCATCTTCATCATCTCCGAAGTTTATAAAATCAAAAAATTTTTCTTTCATACTTTTTTCTGGAACTACTATTTTTTTAGGTGTGACTACTACCGGTGTAACATTTCCGCTATCTCCTGATCCTCCTCCGCCTCCGCCATTTCCACCTGTAAAAGGATTATCATCTCTAACACCTCCAGTTGAACTTGTTCCTGGTGAAATATTTTCACCTGATGTAAATTGTGCTCCACCCATATTAAATCCTGTTCTAACTATTCCACCTTTATTCATAAGTCTCCATGGTGTTGCTGACTCTTCTTCAACAACAGGTTCTACTGGTGCAGCTGATCTAATTCCTGCAAAACAATACGCAGGTGGGTTAGGTCCTTTACATGGATCTTCTGGTCCATCTCCACCTTCAGGTTGAGGAGGTCCTTTTAAATATTCTTGATACCCTTCTCCTAAAACTTCTTTAACTGAATCATCCCATAAATCATTATATGATATTGTATCTGTTCCCATAGTCATTGGATCATCATCTGAAAATTTTGTGTGTGTAGAAAGATCTACACCTTTTTCTACCGCATTTATTTTTTCTAAATCAGACATAACTGATTCATATTCATTAGGATCTTCTGTTTTTAAATTTTCTAAATAATTTTTTCTTTGCATTGTATTATTCCATTGACCAAATGCTGAATATTTTGCTTTATTACCAAGATAATTCATTACTGCTGGAGCTATGCCATAAAATTTATTTCCACCACTTGTATTATATTTTGTTTTCTTTGGTTTTTTTTCTGGAACTATAACTTTTGGTTGGTCGTATTTTCGAACAACATTTTGTCCTCCACTACCTGTTCCTTGATAAGCACCACCTTCAAATTGAGACCTAGTCAGACCACTACCTTCTGATGACGTACCTTTAAGACTAGACTCTGTATAGTTATCAAACTCAGGATAAGCTGGTATACCTTCTTTAGTCATTACTTCTCGACCACCTAATGTCATTAATTTTTCAGCTTCATTTGGTGTAATGTAAGCCAACATATGGTCTTGACCTTTTATCTTTTTATTTTTTTGTATAATTTGTTTAGCTTGTTGTGAATTTGTTATAGCCATTATTCGTCCTTGTCAGATGATGCGCCTAAAGCTGGTATCTTTGCAACTTTAATTTTTACAGATCTTAAAATATCTTCTTTTACAGTATCTGTATCTGGATTATTAATATCGTCTTCTGCTTCTTTATCAGAATTATATTCTTGATTTGTTTTTGTATTCTTTAAAGTTATTTCTGCTTCACACTTAACGACAGGTACTTCTTTGCCATCAACTTTTATATATTCTACAGATCCTTCTTCTATAAATGCCATATATTAATCTCTATTTATTTGTAACACAGAAACAACCATATGTAACCTATTTCCTGTGGCTGCTTGTGCTTTTAAAATTTCGTTTTCTTGTATTATAAGGGGTTGTGTCAATAACTCAATAGTTGTATTTGCTGCAACTGCTTTTGTTTTAAACAAGTTAAATACAGATGCTCCTGCTGTAAGGGTAACAGATATACTGTCAGCATTACCAGAATCATCTGATACTAATATTGATTTAATAATACTAGTTGTAGCTGCTGGACCTGTATAAACAACAGTATTTGTTGTATCTGTAAAATCTATTTTTGCGTTTGTATATATATTAGCCACTTAAAAACCAAGAGATTCTCTCTTGCTCCTGTTTTAGCTCATCTAAAAATGTAGAGTTTAATTGTTCTTTCATTAAACCTAGAGCTCTATTAATTTGTTTTTGGTTAGATACATCATATTCTTGTTTTGGTTCTGGTATTCTTATATTTATCTTTGTCATTATCTACGCCCATCTGCTTGTACATCAACTCTAAAAGTTCCAAATCTCCACGACTCACTAGATGCATCATTTTCTATTTTAAAACTACAGAACCTACCACGTGCTCTTGTATCTTTTTTAGTAGTACTAGATGTTATAGTAAAAGGACTATAAGTACTATTAGTAGTTGATTGTTGAGGATATCTTTTTAATCCAATAGTTACTTTTGCATTTCCTTGTAAGACTTTAAAATCTGGTACAAACCTTCGTAGTGCTAAAAATACTTCTCCAGCAACTTTAGGTCCTGAAGATTTACCTTGTGCATCTCTTTGTCTTTGTTCTAAATCAAAATCAAATGATTGTATAAAAGAAGAAACAGCAGTTGTAGTACCATTAGGATTAACTTGATCTGTTCCTACTTCGTGTTCAAAATATGTAGTTTGTCCTAAACCAGTTTGTCCAACCACCGCAGGAAATGTGCCGGTAGCTGTTGAGTTGTATTTAGTTGCATAAGGGTTTGGATATATAGTTGCATCTATCCAACTTGTTCTAGCTTCTGTTCCTGTGTACCATACACCTCCAGGTACACCAGCAGACTCACCAAAATTAAATACAACATATTTATCATTAAAGTCAGACGTTGAACTTGGATAGCTCCAAGTAATTTCTGTATATAAATTATTTAAACCTGCTGAAACTTGTTGTCCTTTTGTAGTATCAAAATTATCAAATACATTATCTTCAACAGTACAAGATAAAGATTTAACAGTACCATCAAACATAAAAAAACCTTTAGGACTTAACCAAAACGCAGCACCGTCTATTTCTACAACTGCTATTTTGTCCTATTAATCCACAGTTAGTTCCTACTTGTTCAAAACCAAATGTAAAAGGAGAACCAATAAACTTCATTGTGTACAATGCATTATCAGTCCATATTAGAATAACTTCTTTAGCTTTTAATGCACCTATAATTTTTGTACCGTCTTGTAGTCTTTGTGTTCCAGCTGTATTAGTTGCTGAAGGTGCGTAAGTGTTTATTGCTTCTTGGTCCGAGAACCTAATAAACATATCGTCTTGTGAATCAGGTGTGCCTATTATTGTTTCTGTACCTAAATGAATTAAGTGACGTGTTGTTGGTGAAATTAATGTAACTCTTGTTTTAGTTGGATTGTTTGTTGTTTCAAAATTAGATGTAGTTGTTGATGCACGTGTAGTTAATCTTGCAGCAATACCAGAATCCCATGTAAAAGTTTTACCATTTAATATTGTTGCAACTAATACTTCTCCATAATTACTTAATGACCAAAGACCTGGTTCTAGTGTAACGTCAGATGCTGCAGCTGCTTCACCCCAATTACCATTACTCCAAGGATCCATACCCCAACCATAACCATATGTTTGTTCTCTAGGACCAATGTGTTCATAAGGTATTACACTTAAACTACCACCAGTTGATACTGTGCCAGTTGCATTGCTTGATTGATTAATTGTAAATGTGCCTGTAGTAGGTACACCTATTACTTGAAAATTTTTATCTTCAAAGTCAGAGTTTTGATAACCTGTACCACCTGGTAAAGTTACTGAATCTAATTGTACAATGTCTCCAACTTTTACACCATGTGCTGCTTTTGTAATTGTGCATGTTGGTGAACCATTTGTTGTTGCTAATGGTTGCAGATGTTAATGTAGTTTTAACAGGTGTAATATCGTATAGTTGACCTTCAAAATATAATAATAAAAATTTATCTGTTCCAAGGGCCACGTACCTATTACCATCGTTATCTACAAAAGCATGTTGTTTTCTAACAACACCTACAACTGTATCCGTAGTAAGTGAAGCCCAACCACCAACTTTTTCTGGTAGTCCATATCTAAATCTAACATTGTCAGAATCAACCCAACGGTTTTCAGCTCCAACCTCTGTGTCTTGTTTATCAATACCGGGTTTAAATTTAAACTCAATGAGAGCCATCTGTTAAGCTCCTATATTTTATCTTTATAGACCCAACCTCTAGCCGTATTAACATAGACTAAAGTGAATGCTGCACCGTTTACACTAACTACTAAATTTGATGCTGAGCCCAAAATGTTAGAACCATTTCTGCCTATGGTTAAATTATTTGAAATTAAAAAAATTTTTACTATCTATAAAATGCACTTCATTACCAATAGCTAGGTGAAGCAGGTAAATTTACTGTTACTGTTGATCCACTTGTATCTACTAATACTTGAATCAATTAGCAACTGTAGTATATGTACCTGTTGTAGTAATATATCCTTTTTAGAACTAAACCTAGATTAACATTTGAACCATCCGCATAAACTAAACAAGTTGATGCTACAGGTAAACTTATTCCTGTACCTGACACAGTTTTAAAAGTTAAAGTATATCTATTAGCTGATCTATCTGTTGCGTCTTGAACTACATAAACTCTTTCTACTGAGTCTGGAACTGTTACAGTTCTATTAGCTCCAAGCGTACCTGTAAGTTTTAAATATAAATTTTTACCGTTAGATACTGCGCCATTGCTTATAGCTAATGCTTGGTCTGAAGATGCAACATCAATTGATATATATCCAGATGAAGCTTGTTCTAATTGTTGTAAATTGGTGTTAGTTATAGTACCCCATGTACCTGACTTCTCACCAGTAGTCATTAATTCTAATTTTAAATTACTCGAGTATGTTGATGCCATAATTCTCCTATGGGTTAAGTGGGTCTATTGGGACCCATGTTTGCCCTGCGTTTGGATCTATTGGATTCCATGATACCACAGAAACCGTACCTAATGCAAGGTTAATTCTACTGCCAGATGGTCTAACTCCTGACCCAATTGTTGTATTTCCTACAGCTACGTTTACTCTTTTTCCATTAACTAAAACTACTACATTTTGTATTCCGACCCCTGCAAAAGTTGTTGCTGAAAAAGATGTTGCTCCAAAAAACATATTATATCTCCGTCCAAATCTGAGTAGCGTTTGTTGGTACCGCTTCCCATTTTCTAATTAATACGTCAGATGTTCCAACATTAAACCTATTACCAGTTGGTAATATTTTAGCTTTAGCTATTACTGTTACATCACTAGTAGCTATGTTAACTCGTTTTCCTGTAACAATAGCTGTTGCATTTGCTTTAGCTGTTGCATTACCAAGAGCTACTTCAAAGCCATTACCTGTAACTGTTAAATTACATTTACCAATAATTGTAACATTACCAGTGCCAATATCTAAACCTTGACCAGTTATATCTGGTTTAGCACCTGCTTTTACTATTACCGTTCCATTTGCTAGTTCAAATGCATTACCAGTAACCGGTACATTTTTGGTATGGAAGCTTGCGCGTTACCAATACCTAATTCTAAACCATTACCTGATAATACTTCTACAGCTTTTGCAACAATAGTTACATCACTAGTACCTATGTTTACTCGTTTACCTGTAACAGATACGTTAGCTTGTCCAATAATAGTTGAATTACCAACAGATACATTTAATCTGTTGCCTAATACATTAACATACGCGTTAGGAGAAAAACCTACATCTGAAAAGGCTGCTGCCGAAAAGGGTGTAGCACCAAAATACATGCGAGGCTACCTCTACAAGGCAGTCGCCGGAGTATTATTTGTGCCGACTATGGTTTGCCCAAAAGCAAAATATGCATAAGTACTTGTGCTTTGGTTTACACCCGCCCAAGCTGATCTTATTTTAAAACCATTACTATAAAAATCTATAAAAGGAGATACACTAGCATTGTCTGCTCCAGTTGTATTTGCTACTAACATTCTAGTGTTAGGATTAGGTAACATATTACCAATTGTATTATCTACAATCCACCAACCATCTGCTGAACCATCAGTCATTTTTATAAGAACCCATGATGGAGCAAAACCAGTGTAGATCATAGAACCATCTGCATTAGCATTACCCATGTACGTTGAAAATTTACTATAGCCAGCTTTTTCAGCAAATAAAAAAGCAGCATAAGGTTCACCACTTGCATTAGTTTGACCGTGATCTCCTATTGTAAAATTAACACTATCGGGATCAGTATTTTCCCAAGCTGCTCCACCTGCAGTAATAGCATTATCAGTTGTATCTAATTTTAAATATTTAGTATTACCTAAACCAGTACCTGGATTATAAACTACCCAGTTATTGTCTGGAGCTGAAAGTCTTTTAACAATTATAAAACCTGGAGCTGCTCCTAAACCATGAGCTACTTGTGTGGGAGTGTTACCATTCCCTGTATAGTTTATAACACTAAAACCTGCGGTTTGATTAAATGAGTAAGAAGATGGAGTAATATCAGTAGCACCATTAGTTGCTATTCCTGATGTTGTCCCTGCCTTCCAATTCCAACTAATAAAACCATTACCATTACCATTAGATTCACCATGGTCTCCTAAAGTAAATCCATCGGCTCCAAATGCTGTTAAAGTATTTGCACCTGTTTGTTGTTCTGTACCTGCATCACATTCTAAATATTTTGTAGTTCCAGATGCACTATTATAAAGATTATGATTTGATGTAGATTCTCTATCTTTTACCCAAACAAAATCAGGTTGAAATCCAACTCCTGTAACATTATTTGTTCCACCGTTCCCTGCATATGTTAAATTTTTTATGTAACTCGAACTCTTATTTATAGTTGTGTAGGCCATTATTCGTTAAGTCCTTTCGTTGATAGCGCAGTATAGCCCGCCGGAACATCATACTCAAACGTTCCTATATTTGAAGCATTACTTCCTGCACTAGCTACTGCCGTTGTTTTAAACATTCCATTTCCAAAATTATAATTAAATATTGCATTTGCACCATAAATTCCAGCCGCAGGAGAACACGTGCTAACAATTGTTGGTATTGCACAAGCACCTGTCTTTGATGCACCTGAAGTTGGCACTCCAACATTTCCACCAAGAGTTAAATAAGTTCCATTTTTGTGCATATATAATGCTCTATTATCCATATCAACTGCAAAACCAATTACATCACCATTTGACCAATCAACACCTGCTGAACCAGAACTACCAACATTTGAACCACCACTTATTACATTATTATTATTTCCACCTCTGTAATCTACTTCCATTCCTGCACTTGCAGTGTTAGCTGTAAAATTTGCATTAGTGTTTCCTGCAAATCCCATACCAGTACCACTACCAGCAAATACTTTATCTATACATTGTATTCCTGCATTTGCATAACCATTAGAAGAATTTAATGCTTCAATTTTTAATTCCCAGTAGAACTTGCCTTTTGTAAAACCTAATGTTCCATAAGTACTTTCCCAAACAGTATCTACATTAGACACAGTAGTGTTTCCATTTGAGTATCTAATGTCACTACTATCATCACGATACAAAGGATTAAACGTGCAAAAATTATCAGAAGGGCAATCTTTTGTTGCTGTAATTGTACCAGAACCTAAAGTAAAATTATTTCCTTGACCACTTCTATCTGTTAATGCGGCATCATTTTTTAATAAAAGAAACCATTAGTTCCATAAGTTACACTTGGACTTGTATTTATTTTCCACAGTCCAGTGGTTGCATCTGTTGAACCATAGCTACTTGCAGGATAACAATAACCATCTGTAACATGTATGTGTGATATTACGCATGAATTACAAATAGTTGAACCTTCTCTTAAAGAACCAATTAATTGAGTAATATCTGTTCCAAAAAAATTATATGTAGCATTTTGTGCAGGATAAGTTGAAGTAGAAAAACTTGTTTCTAAAACTCCATTAATATAAATTTTAATTCTATCTGCTGCAGTTGCTTGACTTGAATCATATGCAATACATATATGGTAAAATGCAGATTGATCTCTTAGTAATCTATTTGTTTCTACTCGAAATTGATAACCACCATCATAATAAGCTACTTGTAACTTATCATCAGACGTCACAAATATTCCTCTTAAATTTCCAGTAGTATCAGATTTTGATGAACAATATACTGGTTGAGATTGACTATTGTTAGAATACATCTGCTTAACCCAAGCAGAAGCACCCCATTTAGTTTGGCTTCCTGCTGAGGATATAGTTCGTTTTAATTCTGTAGTTGGTGCTATTGCTGTCATAATATTCTAGTTAAATTGTCCTCCTCCTGATGCGCCGTGAGATATTGTAATAGTAAACGCACGGTCTGCTGTTTGGGCCTGTGCATCTGTTGCTCGTATAGTAAAGCTATACGTAGTTGTAGCAGTTGACCCTGACTCAGTACCAGATATTACACCGGTTCCTGCATTAATACTTACACCACCTGGAAAAGTTCCAGATGTTTTAGCATAGCTTGTAGCATTTGTTGCTGCAACTGTAAAGTTGACACTTCCTGTTGCGGCCACTGTTCCTAAACTACCTGCAGAAGTTGTCCATGAAGGTAAATCTGATACAGTTAATATTGCTGATCCTGATCTTACAGCTAATCCATCTATTGTTTTCAATTCTAATAAAATATGTACCATCTACTGGTAATGTAAAGTTTGCCGTAATAGAACTTGCACTTGTAAATGTTACAGAATTTGCAGTTACTATTGCTCCTGTTGAAGAATTAATTGCATCAACAAAAGGAACTTCTTGAAAATTAGCTCCAGCTATAACTACGTTTGTTGCATCATTTGTAACAACCGAAGGAGTAACTGATGAAATTGTAGGTTTTGTTTCTGTTACTGTTGCAAAAGATAAAGTCCCTGATCCATTAGTAGTTATTGATTGACCATTTGATCCATCAGCTACTGGTAATTTTAAAAATACACCTGTGTTAATTGTAGATGAATTATGATTTACAAAATTACCCATGTTCGCGTGTGATGAACATTGGTAGTATAAAACGTTTGGTGTATCATTATCAACTGCAATAGTTGTGTGTGCACCAGCATTACCTGGTGTNCCTGATGTTGTTACACCAGTTGTAAATNNAGTTNNNTTTGATACGTTGTTATAAAATCTTAATGGGTGTGTAGCGTTTGATGCATCTGATTGATCAAACTTGTAGTAGTATGGTTTGCCTGTATCATTACCTTTTAATTCAATAATAGGTGTTTCAATACCATTTACTTCATAACCTAATGTGCTTCCAACACTGTAATATGGAGAAGCTGCGGTTTTAGTAATAACTTTAACTGTAAATACTTTTGGACTTGTTGAAGAAAAATAAGTTCCTTCAAATCCTCCACCACCAGAATCTTTACTAATAATTAGATTACCAGCTTGATCTTGTATTGTATCTACTTTTAAAATTGATGCCATAATTAAAATGCCGTTGTTGGTATTGACTCTCCTACGTTTGCTACAAATGGATTCTTAGCCCAAGCCCAATACAAATAGTCATCTCCTGCTCCAGCAGCGTTAACGTCATCATCAACACCTCTTATTTTAAAACCAGTAGATAAAATATCAATTGAGTTAACATTGCCTGTTTGTTCAGTGCTACCAGTTATTTTAATTCTATAGTCTGTTCTATTTCTAGCTGGTCTTTTTCTATCTAACATACTCCAGTTAGAACTATTTCTATCAGATGATTTTTATTATAACTAATTCAGGTTGAAAACCAGTATAACAATATGGACCATCAGCATTACCTGTATTCGTATAACTTCCAAATTTACTGTAACCCTTTATTTCAGCAAAACAAAAAGCTAAAACATCATGATCAGAAGTTCCCCAAAATGTGCTAGTTTGTGTAAAAACTGAAGTTGTTGGAGCTGTACTACTATTCATAAAACCAGTGCTAGTTTGTGCATTATTAGTATCATTTGGAACTAAATACGCTCCGCCACCTAATTGTTCATGATAAGCATACCAACTATCTGCGTTAGATATGTTTTTAAAAAATATAGCTTTAGGAACTTTACCTAGTCCATGACCCATAGTTGAGTTTGCAGCTAAACTACTTTTATTAAATTTAACTATAGAAAAACCTGCTGTTGTGTTAGCTGTAACAGTAGTAGCTATTGAACCATCATTATTAGATGAACCAGTAGCACCACCTGCTTTCCAGTTCCAAGATACATAAGTACCAGAGTTAGTGTTATAAAATCCGTCTGTAGATGCAAAAGTAAAACCATCACTATTAAAACTACCTAATGCTGGTGTTCTTTCAGCACTAGTATCTGATGGCTCTAAACCTTTTTTATTAGCTAGTATAGATTGAAAACAATAGTGATCATGAGATGCATCTCTTGATTTAATCCATATCCAATCAGGTTGAAATCCAACTCCTGTAATTGCTTGTGTTGCTGAACCGTCACCAGTGTAAAGTTTAGTGTTCATGTGTAAGCCGGGTTTTGAAATTGCTGCAAATGCCATAATTATATCCTATCCATAAGTATTTAGATTCTTTGTATTTAAACCATAAAACCCAGTTGGGCAATCATATTCCCAAACTGAATCGTCTCCAGTGCTTGATGTTCCTGCTGAAGACACCGGGGTTGTTGAAAAATATCCATTTCCAAAATTAAATTCTCCTTTGTTACCATCATATCCAGACGTTGCAGGAAACCATTCATTACTAGCAGAACCAATACCTGTCCAAGCAGAGTTTGTAGTTGTTCCAGCTGCTATTTCAGAAATTGTTGCTGAGTTTTGCCATGTTCCATTTTTTGAAAACCAAAGTGTTCGTGTGTCTGCATTAAAAGCTACACCAACAATATCGTTTGTTGTAAAACTGTTTCCATAAGAAGAACCTGAACCATTATAATATTTTGAACCATTAGCAGCATAATAAGAAAATCCATTATTGTCATGCCCTGGCCAGTCTGATGGATCTCTTGAACCTATTCCTGTTGGATCTCTAACTATACCAATCATAAGATTAGCACCACCTGTATTATTAGCAAATTTCATTTCCCAATACCATTTGCCTTTATTCATGGACCAAGCTCCAAAGTTTGTTTTGTTGTTTGTATTCCATTCAATTTTTGTATTAGCCATAGTAAATGTTGAAGCTTGATTTTGATTATCCAAAACATTCATAGTCATAAAATTGTTTGATGGTGTGTCTATTGATTGTTTTAGACTTCCATTAACTGTGTAATTATTTGTTTGACCAGAACTATCTAAACCTAAACTGCCAGAGTTTTCAAATTTTAAATGAAAACCATTTGTACCCCAAGTAATTCCACTTGGTGATTTAAATTTCCACATACCACTAGTAGCATCTGTAGAACCAAATGATGTTGGAGCTAAAGCTGCACCATCTACCATAGCAACATGACTTAAATAACCTTCAAAATAAGTACTTGTGCCTTTTCTTATACCTATATTAGATTCTATGCCATTTAAATTAAATGCTGTATCATAGTTTTGTGATGGATATGTTGCTTCAGCAAAAGAAGTTTCTTGTACTCCGTTTACATAAAGTTTTACTCTATTTGCTTCTGTAGCTTGTGTAGTATCAACAGCAGCAACAACATGATAAAAAGCATTTGTATCTCTAAATTTTCTATTTGTATGAACTCTAAAATCTTTATTTCCATTAGAAGCATAACCAGATATATTTAATTGGTCATTTGTATCAAATTTAAATTGAGCTATTTGATCTGAGCTATATTGTCCAGCAGTAACCATATAAGCATAGTCATAACCTAATTTTGATCTTTTTACCCAAGTTGAAATAGTAAATGTTTTTCTATTTCCCGCTGATGATGGTGTTTTATTTAAATAACTATCTGCCATAATATTATCCTAGTTAAATTGCCCCGAATTATTTGCACCAAATGTAAATGTTAGAGAAAAAGCTCTATCAGCTGTTTGCCCTTGTGCATCTGTTGCACGAATTGTAAAACTATATGTTGTATCACTTGTAGCACCCGACTCAGTTCCAGTCAATGTTGAGGTTCCTGATCCACCAGAGTTTAATGTAATACCACCAGGTAAAGTTCCAGAAACTTTAGCCATTGATGTTGAGTCTGTTGCTGTTAAATTTATAGTTCCAATATTGTCTCCGCCAGAAAAAGAACCTAGCGACCCTGCTGAAGTTGTCCATGCTGGAACATCTGATACTGTTAATAAAGCTGTACCACTTCTTACTGCATTACCATCATTGTTTTCTATTCTTAAAAAATAAGTTCCATCAGTTGCTAGTGTAAATGTAGCTACTATTGTACTTGCATTTGTAAATGAAACTGAATCAGCAGAAGTAATAGATCCAGTTGAATTAATTGCTTCTACGATTGGTACTGAAATAAAATTACCACCTGAAATTGTAATTGCTGTTTGAGCGTTTGTAACAACCGTAGGACTAATAGATGAAATTGTAGGTTTTGTTTCACCTACAGTTACACTTCCACCAACGATTAACTAGCGGAACCATTGATTGTAATCGCTGAGTTTGCCAAAGCAGCGTTTTGAATAGCACCACCTGACGTTGCTGTAAATGTACCACCAACAGTTAAGTTTGCACTAGCAGGTACAGTTATTGTATCGCCAGCATCTCCGAGTTGTACTCCTGTTCCTGATCTAGGTGTTATTTTATTTACTTTTACTTCACTCATATATTATCTCGCATTAGCCACAGTATCATTAGTGCCGACCAGGGACTGCCCAAACGCAGCATAAACCATTGTATCACCGTTTTCATTTACGTGACTACCAGTTGTTCTTATTTTAAATCCATTAGATAACATGTCTAATCTTATAGATGTATCTTGTACATCACTAGCATTTGCATATATTCTATAATTTTTTTCATTATAACCTAATCTTTTATCATCAAACATTTCCCACATTTCACCAGAATCTGTTTTATTTTTAATTAAAATAAAAGAAGGTCGAAAACCAGTGTAAACAAACGACTCCGTTAGCATTACCATTACCCTTGTAGGCTGAAAATTTTGAATAACCGGGTTTTTCTGCAAAAGCGTAAAACACAGGAGTGTAACCACTTGCATTACCATAGTTTCCACCACTTAAAGTAAATACAGAAGCAGATGGTGCAACATTATTCATCCAACCATCTGTTGTTTCTGCTGAAGTTTGGTCAAGATACATAGCTTTTGTAGCACCCATATTTTGATGATAAACCACCCAGTTGTTACTTCCATTTCTTGTTTTTACTATAAGCATAGCTGGTGCAACTCCTAACCCATGACCAACTGTAGCACCAGCAGTAGCATTTGCAGTATAAGTTCCAACACTAAATCCTGCTGTTGTATTTACTGATACAGTTGAAGTTATAGTTCCATCAGAATTTGATGAACCTGTGCCTCCTGCTTTCCAATTCCAACCAACATATGTTCTACCTGAACTTCCATTAAATTGATCTGAAGCTCCTAAAGTAAATCCATCTGCTCCAAAAGCTGTTAAACCATCTGCTACTGTTGATTCAGATCCATTGCTATTAGATGATAGAGTTTTAGTTACTCCTCTAACTACATCTGTCCAAGCGTGATTTTCAGCAGAACCTGCTCTATTTTTTATCCATGTAAGATCAGGTTGAAATCCAACTCCTGTAATTGATTGTGTGCCTGCGTTCCCATTATAGATTACTGTATTCATGTTAACTTTAGCTTTATTTATAGTTGTGTAGGCCATTACTTATTAAGTCCTTTCGTTGATAACGCGGTATAGCCCGCCGGAACATCGTACTCAAATACCCCNTTATTACTAGCATTAGTTCCTGCACTAGCNACGGCCGTNGTTCCAAAANATCCGTTCCCAAAGTTAGCTGACCATGTNTTTGTTCCTGGGTTAACCCAATCTCCTGCTGCAAAGTGATAACAACCTGTTAGTGTTGAAGCTACTGGTTGAATACTATAAGCACCGGTCCCTGTTGATCCGGAAGTTGGGTCGCCACTATTAATCCATGTTCCATTTTTTCCAAAATATAATTTTGAATTTGTTATATCCATTGCAACCATTATAATATCGTTTGCTGCATAAGTTGCTTCGCCTGTATCAACATTACTTCCATTAGCTCTAACAGAGCCATCATCAACATAAGCATAAGAATAATTATCTTGTGATAATTCATCTGTACCATCATTCATTTCATGGTCTGTTATACCAACCATATTTGTTCCTGATCCTGCACTTACAGCTAATTTAAATTCAGCATAATATTTTCCAGTTGATACACCAATAGTAGAACGTAAATATCTATGACCTGCACTTGGACTTGCATACGTTGTGTTTGTATTACTTAGTGTTGCTCCATCAGATCCATAATATTCTAAATTATTAAATGTAGCAAAAACGTTACTTGGGCAATCTTTCATATTTGTAAGTGTACCTGCAGTTAAACTAAAATTATTACTATTAGCTGATTGGTCTGTAATTGTATTACCATCTTTTAAAATTGTAAAACCATCTGTGCCTGGAGTAAATGTAGGAGAAGTTTTTATTTTCCATTCTCCAGTCGTTGCATCTGTTTCACCAAAAACTGTTGGTTCATAAGCATAACCAGTTGAACAATGAAAATGAGAAATAAGACCATCAAAATTTCCAAAAGTATCGGTTTGACTTCTTAATGCTCTACCAACTGTAAAAGCACCATCTGAAGATAAGAATGTTGCTATTTGATATGAATTGCTTGATGGATTGTTATTTAATGAAAAACTTGTTTCTCTAACTCCATTAATATATAATCTACTTCTATCTCCTTGTGTAGAATTATCTCCTTCAATAATATAGTGGAAATGATACCAACCATTGGTATCTCTAAATTTTCTATTTGTTATTTGATAATATTGAGAAGTTCCACTACTATCTACTAAAATTAATTAATAAAGTATCATCAGAACCAAAATGGCAAGTAGATAAATTATTAGTAGCATTACTGCCTTTTCTTCCAAATAAACCCATTTCTCCTAAACCACTTCTTTTAAACCAAAATGAAAAAGTTGCTTTAAGATAATAAGCATTACTTGGTGTTCTTGATAAATATGTACTAGCCATTAATTAAATCCTCCTGAACCTGTAGCTCCGAATGAGTAAGATATTGAAAAAGCTCTTGCAGCTGTTTGACCTTGAGCATCCGTTGCTGTAACTGTAAAATTGTCCGTAGCTGCACTAGTATGTGCAGTTTGTGTTCCTGTTATTGTAGCAGATCCTACACCAGTATTAAAGGTTAATCCTGCTGTAACAGATCCAGTTGTAACTGCAAAAGATACAGCATTTGTTGCTGTTAAAGTTATTGTTCCAACTGAAGCAACTCCTGAAAATGTTCCTAAAGTTCCTGCAGCTGTAACCCAACCAGGTAAATCAGAAACTGTTAAAGAAGCTGATGATGTTCTAACTGCTAATCCATTTGGATTTTCTACTCTAACATAATAAGTTCCATCAGTTGGTAATGTAAAATTAGCTGTAATAGATGTTGATGAAGTAAATGTAATTGAGTTAGCTGGTGTAATTGCTCCTGTACTATTAATAGCCTCAACATGAGGAATAGAAGTAAAATTAGTTCCTGCAATCACTACATTAGTTGCATCGTTAGTTATAACAGAAGGAGTTAAAGATCCAATTGTTGGATAAACAATTGGTAAATTTGTTAAATTAGCTGCTGATACAGATGGTAAAGTTGCTGGAAAACGAGCGTCGGGTAAAGTTCCTGACCCAAGATTAGAAGCATTTAATGCTGTTAGGTTTGCTCCCGAAGTTGCACCTAAAGTTCCTGCTACATTTAAAGTTGCACCTGATGGAACTGTAATTGTATCACCAGATTCACCAACTTCAGTAGTTGTACCAGTTTGTGGTCTTATTTTATTTACTTCTAATATACTCATTAAATTACTACCAAATTCCCAGTTACTGTAACTGTGCCTGAAACTGTTACCGGTCCAGCCAACACTCCTGAATCCACTGTTTGAACATCAGAAATTGTTGAAGCGTGAGTTGTTACATAAGTTGTAGCTGTCATACTTGCAGACGGAGCTCGTTTTGCAGGGTAAGTACAAAATACAGTTTTAGTTCCCGCTGTAAAATTCACTTTGTTGTCTGAGTTTGAAGAGGAGATAACGGTATCTCTAGAAAGTGTATCAGTAGCTGCATCAGTTACTGTTCCAATACCGACTTCAAATTCAGATGTTCCGTCATGTGAAATACAATAGAACGTATTATTTGTAGTTCCAATACCAGCAACAAAAGTTTCAAAACCTGTTTCAGCAGAAGCTGATAAGTTTATCGTTCCTGTACCAGTAGATGTACTAGTCTGTTTAACTCTGTCATTTAATACAAAAGCCATTTATTAAATTCCTTTACTATTATGCGTCGCCTAGTCTAATAATAGCATTTGATGCATCAGCAGTAGGAAACTGAATAATAAAGTCTCCGTTTGTTGCTGTTTTATTGCCACCAAAATCTAATACTAAAACTAATTCGTTTCCGCCTCCAGTTGATTTATATATTGCAGCTCCTGCAGCAGTTAACGTAACAGAAGGAAAAGTTAAATCTTGAAAATCAACGTATGCAGTTGTTGTTCCTGCAACTCCGTTGTTCGTTAAATTATTTCCACCTGCTGTGTAAGATGTTCCTGAAGAACTAACTTCACTACCTGTTTGATACACAGTTGACGTTGCACTGTAGCCTGAAATGCTTGTATATAAAGCACACTTAAACGTGTTGCCTCCATTACCAGATGTATCAAAATTATAAACTCCTTTTAATAAACCTGTTTTAAACGCATTAGGTACTATATTTGCCATTTTTTATCTCCTTATTATGGTGATGGTGATTTTAAAGGAGTTCGAATAACACCATCTTGATATTCGTCTCTGCGTCTACGACCTTGTTGTTCAATCGCGTACGTTTGTAAAGCCCTTTGATATGACTGTTCATAGTATTGTAACATATCTTTAGGACCTTTCAAGTATCCATATGCTTCTACCAGAGTAGCATACAAAAGTAAATCTTGATATTTATTGCTTAAATAAGTTGTTGTAGAATTAGATGCACTAATTGAAGAAGGTTGTTTTACATACGCCATTGTAATTGCATATTGAGCATTTGGAGTAGGTGCCACAACCCAAAAATTAGCGTCCCAGTTAGCATAATATCTTGGAATTCCAGATTGGACTGAAGGTCTATCGTAGTATTCAGCCATGTAAGATGTGTCTTTTTTTTCTAAAAAAACTTGAACATTTGGTGTTACCGTTGTGTCCAATAATTGAATATATCTTATAATTCTTAAATCAGATGGAATAGTTACATATCTATTTCCAACAGCTAAATTAGATGTAGCATAAAATCTATTATCATCAGAATCCGCATCTCTATAAATTCTATTTTCAGCATTTTTTGTCATAGTAGTTAATATTGCATCAGTTAAAACTGTGCTATCAACTTCAGTATAATCTCTAACATCGTCTTTTAAATTTTGAAAAGTATAAGCCATTATCTAATTCCTCTTAACATGGGACTAACATATGCGTTTTCCCCACCTCCTGTTATAGTGCCTACTGCATTATAAGGCAAGGTTACAGTAAAGCCAGTGTTAACTGTTTTTGTTGCTGGCATTGCTCCAGTGTTTTCTGTTCTTGTTGTTATAGTTTGAATTTTTAAACTTGGTAAAAACATTTACACCTGAAGTATGTGCTGTAGCTGTAGTACTAGCTCCTGTTACACCTCTAAAAAGAGCATTAGTTCCTCTTGTTAAACCAGTTAAATTTTGTCCTCCAGATTTAGCTGAATATTCAATAACTTCTCTTTGAACAACAGGAACATAATCTGCATCTCCTGCTGCGGGTGTAGTTGAACTTTGTATAAAAAAGAAACCTGTATTTGCACAAAGATTATTGCCATCAAAAGTTACAGTTGTAGCTGTAGCAGATAAGTTAGATGCTAAAATATGAAATAAAGGAAATATATTTGTGCTTAAATTAAAAGATTCTATAGTATTATTACTAGCTCCATTAAAAAATAAAACTTCGTCTCCAACTTTTAAGTTATGATTTAAAAAACTAACTGTTAATGTTGGACTACCGTTTGTAATTGAAAAAGGATCTTTTGGTAAAGCCATTGCAACAGGTGGTTCTTTTCTTGCTGGTCTAACATTTCTTAATGCAATACCATCACCTGTAATTGGTTTTGGTTCTAACTGTGGTTGTTTAGGTTCAAATTCTGAAGTATGTACTAATGCACCATTCCATTCTCTAACCATTTCTTTGTAAGGAAATTGCATTCCAGATCTGTCTGATATTGCAATTGCTCTTTTTCCTGATGCGTACTTTGACATTATGTTCCTGGATAATAAGTTTTAGGAGTTATATATGTGCTTGAAGCCGAACCATCTTCTGCAAGTGCTCTAGCTAATTCATCTTCATATAATAACTTCATTTGTTGAGTTAATTGTGGTGCATGTTTTTGAGATAAGTAATAAGTTAATCCTGAAACCATACAAGGTACAAATCTAAATGGTACATCTGTTGCATTTGTATAGTCACCTACATCATCTATTCTTTTAATATAATATACATGAACCATTTTAGATGCATTAGATGAATCTGGTGTAGGATAAACATGCATTACAGTTCTATCTATAAATCTTTCTACCCAATATTGATTAGGAGTTCCTTTAGAAGCTTTGTTAGAAAAACCTGCATAAACAGATCTATCTACTTTTGTCATTGGAGTATCTGATTGATCAGTCGTATTAATACTTGATCTTAATTGAGCTTCCAACATATCACTAACGCTAAAAACATTTTCTGCAGCGTCAGTATTAGTTTTTGTAGTTGCTTGATCACCAGCAGCTGTAGCTTCTGCTGAAGATCTATATAATTTATACGTAGATTGTCCTTCTACTAAATCAATATTAGTATCTTTTATTTCCCAATAATGGATTCCTCTATTTCCCCATTCTTGAAATAAAATATTTAATGATCTTCTTGAAGATTTTAATTGATAACCAGTTACGTTTTGAATACCTAAACGTTCAAAAGCTTCTTCTACTATTTCATCAATAGTAAAATTTTGTCCGAATGTAGTAGTTCCGGAAGTAGTGTTAGCCACAGTTTACCTCCTTAACCAGTGTAACCGATAGATACCGATGTAGTATTTGTTAAATCTAAATATACTCCAGTTTTACAACGAATACCTTCGCCAGGAACATAAATGTCTAAACCTTCTGTACCAAAGTTTCCTTCGAATACTAAAGTTCCAGTTGCATCTGTTCCGTCGTAAAGTTTAATATTGCTGTTAGCAACACCTTCACCTTGAATATAAGTTATTCTAGCTGGTCCAATAAAATTACTAGACGCATCAGTAGTTCTACCAAATCTACCGTCACTTGTACGATTAGAAAATTGTTGATCTGACATAATCTTTGTTTACTCCTAATTTAATTTAGGAGCACCCGAAGGTGCTCCTTTAATTTAATTATTACGATTCTTTAGCCCAAACACCTTGTGCTTCAAGTACAGTCCAATGTGCTGTAGAATTTAAAGATGCAATTTTAACAAAGTCTCCAACTTTTGAAGTTGCTTTTGTATTAATACAATCTTTGTTATCAGTTAAAGAGCCAGCATATAATATACCGTCATTTGCATTAGGACTTATAGTCAATGCATTTGTTCCATCAGCAGCTGTGTTTACGAAAGTAAACGTTCTGCCAATTGAGATCGCAGGTAAAGTAAAAACAGTTCCATCAGTTTTTGATGTAAAAGTTTTTCCTGAATCACCAGCTACTACGGAATAGTTAGCTTCTTTTGCTTCGATGTTAAATCCAGTTAGACCGGCTTCGTTTTTCTTACCGACTAATACTGGTCCTCTAAATAGAGTTGTTGCCATGATTAATCCTCCTAGTTAATTGCGAACGTAGTCTCTAGGCCGTCGACTATACTCGTCCACGTTCATTAATTAATTGTATAGTGCTAAAACTATATACTACTTTTGAGTAGAGCGCAAGAGAGCCTGTGATGTGGATTGGATTTTTCCAACGATGTAGCTTTTGATTAAGTAGCTACAGAAACTTCGGGGGCAGCGTCGTCTATCTTATTCTGCAGATGAGCTTTTTTAGCTTCTGCTATTTTTATATGGCTAAGAACTTCTCTGACTTTTCTGTCAATTCTAACCATATTGAGAGTATATCTACCCTCATTAAGATGCTCCTGCTCCCATTCTAGGTCCAGTACCTTCTTCTTTTTGTAAAGGTCTGTTAGATGTGTTTGCATCTCCATTTATAACCTCCTCATAGGTTATTCTATTTACTCTTGGGTCATGCATTTCTCCAAGAGATTCCCATTTTATATCATTTTTTCCAAGTTTGTCAATGATAGCATTTTCTACTTCTTGTTGGGAATCTAAAGACTTAATAATAAAATCTGTATAATAGTTATATGCGGATATTTGAATTCTAAATTTTTTAACCATTTCTCACCTTAAATTGTAATTGTGGCGGAACAATGTCCCGCCACAAAAAATTATTGATTACGCACCAGGCGAACCAAAGATACCTCTAGGGTCTGATACTCCAAATGAGTATCTTTCTCTAGCTTTGTATCTAACGTTGCCAGTATCGAAATCACCTTCCATTGCAGTTTTCAATGGAGCTCTGTTGAACATTTTCATACCGTTAGGTACGTCTGTAATAATGTAGAATGCATCAGAATCTGTTAGGTAGTTGTTCACTCTATAACCTTGAGGAACCATACCCATAGATACGATTGCGTTTACATCATTGTCAGCTGTTCCAACTCTACCTTGAGATTTCATCAATCTCTCAGCAGTAAATTGAAGCTCAGAAGGAATTATCATTTTAACTCCTCTTGCTGCAACTCTAAGACCTCTTTCGTCAGTCATCTTACCGATGTCGATAAGAGCTTGTTCTAACGAAGTTTCGTTTAAGTCAGACGAAGTTGCCAACTCATTCGCAAATGTTCCTGCGATAGTTGGGTGATCTGCAGCCATTAAAGGCTTGCCGTCACCAGAGTTAAAAGTTGTGAAACCATTAATTAATGGGTCAACAGCTTTAACTTGCTTAGCGTTTGACATTGATCTTGCTAAAGCTTTTGTATATCTAGACGCAAGTCTATCATACAAGTTGTCCTCGATCGCTTCTTCAGTGATCGCGAACGCTAAAGCAACAGTCTCGTGAGTGTATCTCGCAGTGAAAGTTTCTTGTGCATCATCGTATGATACGCCAGATCCTTCACCTTTTACTTGTGCGTTTGCGAAACCAGATAACATTACTTCCTCTTCGAAAGCTCTGTCAGATGATTCCTCGTTATAAATTTCAGCATGCTGATTTTCATAACGTTTGTACTCCAGGCCAAATAGTGCATTTAAACCTGGTTCTAGTTCTTTAACTAGCTGTGCTCTTGATATTGCCATGTTTTTATGCTCCTATTACCACGTTACTCCACTACCATTGATGACTTGATTCAAGTTTTGTACTACTACATAACTTGCATAAGCAGATGCTGTATCTCCATTTTCTGGATCTTCAGCAGATCTTAAAAGTCTCCATTGGTGAGTGTTGTTGTGACGATTAGCGTAGTCTAATACTGCTCTCGATTGTCCTGAGTTTTCCTCACCCGGAGTTTGAGCTAGTGTGCTCATTCCGAATGCTTTACCATGCTCTGCCATAGCTACTGCAGCATCTGCAGCACCAATGTAGAGTTGAAAAGGATTGTCAAGAACGAAAGCTGTAACGTCTTCGCTATTAGCCGGAGAAATTGGTTGGTTATACCAGTTTGCCCAAGTTGGTTTTAGTGTAGTAGCAGCATTGTAAAAAATGCCGTTAAACACTCCAATTGTAGCAGTGGTATCAGATGCAGTTCCGTCAGTAATATATCCAGACGCCATTTTTACTGGTTGTCCTTGGAATATATCAGCATTGTAACCGGCATTCTATTTTATACTTGCCTTGACCTGAAGTTGCAGGTGTCGATCCCATCGTTCCTGCAGCAATCAAACCAAAACCAGCTGTGTTTTCTATTTTGCCATTGCAATTGTCTCCTAATGTGCCTGCCTTCCGAAGAAAGCCTCCAGCACGGGTTAATTTAATTCAGTAGATTTAAAAAATTACTTTTTCGTACCACCGAAGGTTACACGAGATTGCCTTTCAACATTGATAGGCATCCTCTTATCCTGCTCCTTCATAAGATCGTTTTCTACTGCTTCGCTTCGTTCTTTATGTCTATTCGACATATAGTCTTGTCGTTGCTTCGCGATCTCGATCGGTACCTTTGCAAGCAAAAGGCCTCCAACCCCAACTACCCCCTTGTATTTACCGTCTTCGATAACTGGATAATCTGAAGCATTTTCAATTTCATCGGCACGAACTAATTCATAACCTTCTCTTATTCTTCCGGTTATGTTTTTTGTGTCTTGAAATCCTACAACTTCAGCTCTTATCCATCTGTACCTGAATCCATCAGGTGCAGGGGGTGCATCTAGAGATGATGGTGGAACCCACACTTTTGGTCTTTCAGACTTTGACCGTGTTTGGTTCGCACGAGAAGT